AGTCCGCGTGAGCGGACCTCTGGTTTTAGCCCTAAAGGCTAGTTGCAAAAACCCGAAAAAGGTGGGGGTGACCCCTCTGCCTTACGGATCTATGCACGAACTTCCTGGATCGGAGTGATCCGACCCCGCTGACCTATAACTCGGAGACTCGAAATGCTAACGACGGAGGCAACCCAGAAGAAATTCCAGACCGTGTACCAATCGCAAGATTCTGGCGCACGGTGTGTGAAATATAACCTTCGGACCTCTGATCTACTGCAAATCGAGAAGATACCGAGACAAAGTCGGGTCAAGCCTCAAAACTTGGCTCTGTCTCCAACTGCGCGCGCCTTGCAGTACATCGCAAGGACTAATATGGGGTTGGGCCGTGACGTCGATGAAGACGTTTGGCTCTACGTTGCCGGCTGCGGCGTACACATGTACCGCCGTGAAACCGACTATCCCTTGACCAACGCCTGGATACCAATACCGGTTTACCCGGAAGACAATTGGCAGCTGGGCATTAGGTTGAAGATCGCCGCAGAACAGGTCAGTTTCGCCGAATCCATTGGCGAATATCGCGAATCTGCCGAAGCTGTTAAAGGCTTGGCAGGCATTTTGACACGCGCCGGGCACGCCGCAAGGCGTGTTTGGCGTAGTAAAGGACGTGCGGGCATGATCCGAACCGTCAAGCGAGAGCTTGGCGACGCGGTAAAGCCAAAAACGCCGTACGAGTGGAAAGATGCAATCGGGATGCACCTCGCTTTGACCTATGGGGTAACCCCCCAGATCGGTATGGTGGAGGACATCTTTACTCAGCTGAATAGTGTCAGATCTCGCAGAATCCGCGTAGTGTCGACGACGCAAGTCGAAGCCACGAAACGGTATACGAATGACTACATCGGCGAGGCGATATCACAAGGAAGAAAGTCCCAGAGAGCTATCATATACGTGACCTTCGCGGACACGCATGGTAATTTCACTGCGGGGAACCTGGCTTCCTCAGTCTGGGCCGGTATACCACTATCCTTCGTGGTAGATTGGGCTATCGATATCGGTGGGTACCTTGAAAGCTTGACAGCCTTGAGTGGCGTGCAAAGCGTGATAGGGACGGTGACCACCAAAGAACGCTTGCGAACTACAAGCACATTACGCCCCAAACAACGCTTGTTGGTTGAACCTCTCGTGAGGGAATACCAGTCTTACAAGCGGGACGTTGTGAACCAAATCCCGTTGCCCTCCCGGGTCCGCGTGCGGATACCCGAGTGGAACTTCGGTAAGTTCGTGAGTATGTTGGAGATCTTCTCCTCATTCAGGCGTTAGCCTTCACTACAGAGATCGACATCATGTCTGCGATCGCCAACTTGGTTGTGGCCGATGCCACGCCTACCAACAAAACGCTTTACCCGCTCTCTGCGAGCATTGCGTCTTCCATGTACGCTGAGCGTGCTGCCAATACTGTTGCGGGTAACCGTACGGCTGAGGTCGGCTTGTCTCTCGCGTCTGCCAAGAGGGCCACGGACCGTGTTACTGCAAAGTATAATAGTCCGTCTGAGGTCCTTGTGGACGGAGCGTATGTGGTCACTGGGATCGCCCGGGCGACGATTGAATACGTCATCCCGGTCGACTGGTCAGAAACTCAGCGGAACCATTTCGCTACTGAGGTTGCTAACTACGCCGCGAGTGCCGCCGTTAAAAACACGGTCAAGCGCGACCCTGCGTACTAACCAATCCATAGATCGTTTCTGCATCCATTGCGAACATTGCCCCTACTACGCGTCGAAAGAGGCGGGTTGAAGGTGATGCGAGCACACACTCGTTAGAGGTGAACCCAGTGAAAAACGCAAGCCTCGTTGATCCCGCTAGGGAAAACGAACGCCTACGAGCTATGCAGCTTGAGGCTACCGTGACAAAACTTCTTAGCACGGCCATCCTCCGGCTTAGGTCCAATACCTTTGTCGGCCCACTCCAAGAGATGGGACACCCGTACGTTCAACCGCATCCTGACGATTATGTAGATCACCGGCGCTTTGCCGAAGACTACCAAATGGCGTCCATGCTTAGTAAAGCGACTACTGGTGCAACGGATGACTCCACTGCTGAAGCCGCTCGCCGCAACTTCTTTGCGGCAGAGTCCCACAACCGGTTGACAAACCGGCGCCTTTACGACTCCGAGCATCCGTCCTGGGTGCAACATGCGAGTCGTGAACTGCTCCGAATCCTAGGGCCACTCGACGAAGCCGTACTTAACGGTATGGTAGACTTGAGTGACTTCGGGCCAGGAGCATGTGTGGGTATCACGGATCGTGAGTTGGTCATGAGTACAAAATACGACTCGAGACCAGTGATGACGGCGGATCTAGTTCCGTTCTTTGCCGCTTTGGCGGGGGAGTTTGTCACTTCCTTTTGGTATGACCCCGACAAAATTGAGGTCGTCCATGGCAATCATCACTTCACTGTTCCGAAGAACGCCGAGACCGACCGGAATGCCGCAAAAGAGCCCGTCTGGAATAGTTTCATCCAGAAAGGGATTGGGCGGCACATGGTAGCACGGTTGAAGCACTTCGGTGTCGATCTCCATGATCAGACGTGGAATCAGGTTTTAGCAAGTTTGGCTCAGGCCCTAGGTCTCGCGACCATAGACCTTAGTCAGGCAAGCGATATGATTGTACACGCTTGTGTCTGGCTCCTACTCACTATCAACAACGACCCACAAGGTTTGCGTTGGTGGCACCTCCTGCAGTTGGCACGCTCAAAAAGCGTAAAGATTAAGGGAGAGAGTGGCGCGACGGTTTGGCATCGCCTTGAGATGTTCTGCTCGATGGGGAATGGTTTTACCTTCCCTTTAGAAACGTGCATCTTTTTGGCTATAATGCGGACCGTCGTTCCTCACGGAGAACGCATCAACATGACTGCGTATGGTGATGACCTCATCGTACCGCAGACCCATGCCCCCTGCGTGATCGAACGCCTTGAGTACATGGGCTTCAAGGTGAACACCTCGAAAAGCTGCCTGGCTGGCAGATTCTTCGAGAGCTGTGGCACGGACTGGTTTGACGGCCAGAACGTGAGGCCCTTCTTCTTACGATGGGATCCTGAAGGGCAGATCCCGTATGCTTTGCAGATCGCCAATAGCCTCCGTGCATGGCTTATGCGGGTGTATGGTACCTGCCCAGATGAGTACCGAGAACTGTGGGAGTGGCTAAGGCACCAAACGCCAAAAGCGTGGCGGTGTCCTGTCCCTGCTTCCCTTGGTGATGTAGGCATTGTCTCGTCCGAGGACGAGGCTCGTGTCCAGCAGCGCTTAGTGCGTCCCGATGGGGCGCGCGAGGACTGTCTGGAAGGTTGGGTCGTAATGCATGCGCATGTCACCACCGTTGACCGCGACAAGCGGTCCTTCGGTGTACTAGCTAGTGCGCTGCATTCCGCAGGACGCTCCACTCTGGTCAACCATGACCGGAGCCTTTGGAACCGCAAGGAACCTTGGGACACGCTGGC